GATATGGCCGTTGCCCTCCTTCTTCGCATTGCGGCCGCGATTGCAGCGCTCTTTGATCGTGCGCCGTTCGTGGCCAGCAAACGCCGCCATAACTTCAAGCATCAGGCGCCCGGTCGTATTCGCATCGTCCGTCACGTCGCCATGACCATTCAAAATCAGACGCACGCCCTGCTCTTTGAGCTCGTGGATAGCGTTAAGGCAAAACCGCGCATCACGACTGAATCGATCGATGTTACTGCAGACGATTACATCGCCTGGTTCCAGCCGGAGAGTCGCGACAGCAGGCCGCGTGAAAAAGTCCGTGGCGCCGCCGATGCCTGCGTCGATCAGCCAGACGATATCGGTGGCCAGGTCGTTGGCCATCGCAACGCCAGTGATCTGCCGCTGCTGGGTTTGCAGGCTGGTGCCGTCGGCCTGCTCGTCTGTGCTGACGCGAGTGTATCCGTATATCATGCTGCCGCCCCTTTTCTGGAAATCTTCATTCGCTGAGAGGCTTCGCCGCCCCAATCAACACTGAGATCGCATCTCTCAAAGTAGGATTTGATCATGCCGCCGTCCCCTTTCCATGCGACAAGAACATGACCGTCTAGCAGATTTTCGGCGTCTTGGTCATGGTAGAAGACGACATTGTCGAGAGCTTCGCCGTCTTCAAGTTCAATTGATTCAATTTCGGCCCAGCCGCACGATTGGCAGCAGGCGAGCCGTGAACGAGCCAAGTTGTTTTGTCCTCGCTCAAAACCGTCGTCGCCAAAAAACTCGAATGCGTGCTTGATCTGTTGCTCGAATGTTTCGTTTCTCATAATCGATCCCCTTTCGCTTCGTTGGTCGTGGGCCTCGCACCCACTTGATGTCAGTTATACATGCGTTTTAAGCCGGCTTTAACACACTGGAAAGTTCGGGCTTGCGGCTGTTAGTTGACGATAAACAAGCCAATGCGAATTGATTTCTTACCACCCCTGGTCATTCTCGCTTTGGTGACGTACTCGCCAAAAATATGGGTGCCTTCGACACGCTCTCCGCCTACCCACTCCTCGCGAGTAGCGCCAACAACATCGATTTTAAATTCTTCGCCGTTGTGGATGATGACGTCTGATACCTGCATGTTCTTGCCCCTTTGGTTGTTGATAGAGCCGGAGCCCTGGTTGGTTAGGCTTACGCCATTGAGTCTGCATAAAATTCCATCGCTTCTTTCATCGACCACTTGTAAGCGTCAAACCATTGGGCGCTTTCGCCCTGTGATTGAACCGAAAAACCACAACCATCTTTCCAAGCAGTAACAACAAAACCGCAAATGCTCTTGCTGTAGTACCGCTGGCCGTTTTTAGTGGTGTAGTTCATGTCCGTTTCTCTTAAGTTAGTAGGGCCGAAGCCCCTTTGCTTGTAACGCTGTCAATTATAATGACTCTGTTACACTTGTAAACCCTTTGGTAAACTCTTTGGTAACATTTATTTTTATTGTGCAGGAATTTATTTTTTTTTAAGCTGGGGGGACGTCAATCGATTAGGGAGGTGATCTTGCAAAAATACGGACAGAAGGCGCCCGTTAAAGGCGGCAAAAAGAATCGACATGCGTCGATGGTGGCAGGAATCCCGGCCGGCTCCCCCAAGCCGAGTTTCCCGCCGAAGTAACCTGGTTGGCTTCCCCGGCCGATCAGCGAGGGTCACCGCAAGGTGGCCCTTTTTTTTTGGAATTTTTTTTGGTGTCTGCGGACGTAATCCCCTCCCCCCACCCCCCTGCTGGCATGACGGGGGGGGGTGCCTGGGCCGTAAATTCCCCCAGATACCGTAAGTCATTGATTTTATTGAGGTTTATCCCTGAGTGTAACGGCCGTACACGAGCGTGACAGCGCAAGGCCCAGGGTTGGCGGCGCTAGAGGCCGCGTATTCACTGGGCTGTAGGGAATTTTGGTCCTGCGTGCGGGTTGCCCACCTGCCCGGTGCGCTTTCGCGCGACAAAACCCTCGCCGGGCCGCATTCTTATTGATCGACGACGATATTGTGCTCGCGCATAATGTCTCGCAATGCGGACAGATGTTGATCCTGAATGTTGATGTTGACGAGCGGATCTTTCCTGTCGCCCCAGTTGTCTGGGTTAGCCTTCGCGGCCAGCCACTTGCGCGTATCAATGCGCAGCTTCGCGACCTGTGCGTCCGCAGCATCGACCACGTTATCCGCAATCTCCAGCGTCTCCTCCGCCAGGTGATTCGCCCACTTGCGCCGCGCATCGTAGTACCTTTCCTCGCGCCCCTCGACAGCCCGCAACCACTTATAGAACGCGCGCTTGCCAACCTTCAGGTGCTGCTCGACGACCTTGTTTGTGGTCCAGCCCTGCTCGAGCTTGCCGAAGATATCCTCCTCGCCGACCGCCTCAATCTCTCTCAAGCGCTGCCTCATAATCGGATTACTTGCCATACAGATTCATCTCCCGAAGTATTGTCTCGACCGCCTCGACGTCATCGCGAATGGCGTAGTCGTCCTCATAATCAGAACGATAGCCGACGCGCCGAGCGCGCCGATCAAAGTCCTCGTCAAGCTCTCGGTCGATGGTCGCGCCCTTCCGTAAAGCCTGTTCACCCTTTCCTTCCAATACAATCGTTTCCGTCGTATTAAATCTATTCCCGCAGCTATCGCAAACCCTTCGCCTCACAACGCTCTCTGAACGCATCCTAGTACGCATTACGCTGCACCTATGTCCGCATATAGGGCAATACACGAATCAGCCTCCTACAGCATCTGAGAGAGCCTGAGAGCCATACACCTCACTAACCCTCTTAATCGACTCAATCGCGCCCTTGCTCTTGATCAGATCGCTCGTATACCGCAAAACGATATAACCATGCTCAACGGCCAGGTTGTACTTCACGCAGTCATTGCGAAAGCCAACGCCCGACGTATGCCGACCGCCTGCCCAGGTGCCGCCCTCGCACTCAACAATCACCTGCGGCTTGATGCCTGGCAGCAGGAAGTCGAAGCGGAACTTGCGGCCTGGGATGAGCTGCGCTTCGCGCTCGTACTCGATGCCAGCATCATCAAGCTGGCGCGCCATTATCTCTTCAAGGTTACTGGCCAAGTTGCCGTCCTCACGAAACCAAAGCTAAAGTTTGACCTGCAAAAAATAGATGCCCAACTTTTTGTCATCGGCCGACGACATAGAATATTAGATATAACTCGGAGCACCCTAAGTGCTCCAGTTCTATATCTATATATAGGGCTTACCGTCGCACCGTCGCACACTCGTAAGTCATTGATTTATAACAATATATATTGCCATTTGATTTACCGTCGCAATATTTACCGTCGCAACCGTCGCAAACCGCCGTAAGTCATTGATTTATAAGGTGCGACAGTTGTTTTAATTACTGTCGCATTACCGTCGCAACTGTCGCAAATGGCCTTTTTGCGACGGTAAGTGCGACGGTAATCTGCACAAAAATTAAGCAGATTATGGTTATACATTAATGTCTTCGTGAAGCTCGCCGCACTCAATGAACGCCCTTTTCTTTCGTGTTGGCATCTCTACTCGATCGACAATGACCAAAGCCTTAGCCTTCACCCCTCGTTTTACGATAGTTTTTATCTTTTCTCTATCGGTCGGATCGGTGTCATCGAGGTCCAAAACGTCAGCCACTAATATGCCAACCCAATCGGTAGCGCGAGAATTCTCTCGCCAGGTTGCTGGCTTTAGCTTCGCCTGAACCCGTCGCAGGTCGCTGGACGTGACATCATCAAAAGGATCAGGCCAGGCCCAAGGCTCAACTACGCCGACGTTGTCGCCGTTGGGCAGATCCACGCTGACCATCTGCCGCCAAGAGCCTTCGCCGCGAGGCGGCGCCAGATTGTCCTTACTATCGCCTTCCTTGCTGTAGCGCCAGCGCTCGCGCTCGTCAATGCCTGCGTAGCGCGCCTCGTCAAAGGTCATGCTGGTCAGCCGGCGAACGTGCCGAGCGGCGTCCGTGAGCGCTGACGCGCCGCGAGCGTCGCCGTAGCTTGCGCTCTGGCCTGGCTGCGCTTTTCTGACGTGATGCACGAGCTCAACAGCGCAATTGCCCTGGTCAGCGACGCGGCCCCAGGCCTTAACGACCAGATCGATCGCGCCATTGTCGTTCTCATTCAGTCGATGGGAGCTGACGAACGGGTCTACGATCACGACGTCAATCTCGTGCTGCTTGATAAAGTCGGTGATGGCACCCACGGCCGGCGTGAGCACGGCTTCGCCGCGCTGCGTCTCTGCGATCACGAGCGCGCTGTCGCGACCTGAGTTGACGAACAGCGAGCCCTCGTACTCTTCTGGCGCAACCTGATAGAGCTGACAGATGGCAGCAAATCGTCGCTGTAGTTCTTCGAGCGGGTCTTCGAGGTTCCATACCCAGACGCGCAGCTTCTTTGTCTCCTGGCCGAGCAGCGGCCTGCCCGTCGCCATTGCCATTGCCTCTGCTAGCGTGAGCGCTGTCTTGCCCGTGCCGCCGGCCGCGACGGTGACGCTGATGAACTTGCGTATAAGGTGGCGCCCGTATACCCAATCACGCGGCGCGAGCTGCAGGATGTTGCCGAAGTCAAGCGGCTTGGGCGCGAGCGCTTCTCTGCGTGCTGCGAGCGCTGCCAGGATCTCCGCTGACGGACCTGAATCTGCTGTCGCGACCTCTGGGGCAAAGCCCTTAATCCTGGCGCCGTTGACCGCCACCATGAATTCAGCGGCCGTTTGTTCGTGCGTGTAGCCTGGCTCGGTCCAGCCCCGAGATACCATGATGATCTCATCGTCTGACAGACCGTTCTGAATCATCGCGGCGACTTCTCGGATCATCTTGTCGTGCCAGCCACCGTCTTGCTGACGCAGCAGGTTGAGGTTGGGCTTGTTCAGCGCGTGGATTCTGGCGACGTGCTCTGCCGTGAGGGCTGGCAGTAGCCGCCAATCGCCGTCCATGCCTTCATCGATAATCTCCTCGTAGATGTGGCCGGTTTCGTGTCGGCTTCCTGCCGCGATCACCACGCCGCCCTGGCCCCGGATATCGATCTTGTTGTTCCCATCGGCCGAGTTTTTAATGGGCAGGTCTTTGTCCGCCCGGTAATAGAAGTGGACGCCCCTGGACGTGCGAACGCGACGCGGTGTATGTGGCAGGTTGGCCTCTGCCCAGGCTGTCGCCTCGGCCGAGTCAGCGTCAACGACCACCACCTCTTTGCCTGTGACAATCGCCCAGTTGCAATCTCGCCATCGAGCGCTTGATGTCCACAGCTCAATCAGCTCGTCAGTCACATCCTGGTGCTGGAAGCGCGCCCAATCAACTAAGGGACGCTTCTCTATAGGGTGCGCAGGGACGATCGTCAAACCTTCCTCGTGTAAGGCAAGAGCCTTTTCTCGACGGTCTGCCGAGACCTGCTCAGACATTATCGCGCTCCACGCCCCAAAGGTCGGGCCGGAGCTCTTGACGATCTATCCCCGTCACAGACTCAACTTGTAATGCTCGCTCTGGCGGAATTCCTCGCGCATTTTGGCGCCAGCGGTAGACTGCAACGCGGCTAATGCCTAGCTCTTTCGCCAGATCGGCTACCTTTATTTTGCTCCATACTTCGATTGGGGTCATGATTACCTCTTCGCTTTTGCCGAGATCGTATACTAATCATATCCATCATGTAAACCTATAGATACCGTGCTCGATAATTACCTAGTATTCCGTCCTAAACTTTAGGTGTAAGCTTTTTACTTATTGATTTGGGCATGAAAAGCTTGGTAGAACTGTCGTCGTTGATTTGCGGTTAACTCTTGGTTTACCATTGAAAGTATGAGTACATTCAGCCAAAAATTACGAGGATTACGGGAGGCCCACGGTTATAGCCTTCGCCGCATGGCGACTGAGCTTACCGCACTGGGTGAGCCGACAAGTCACACGGCGATTGCCAAGTGGGAATCGTTTGAGGGGGCTGATGCTGACCGCTTACCAAAACGAACGGCTGTAGCAGCCATAGCTAAACTGTTCAATGTCAAGCCGGGATGGCTGCTTGAAGATGTCTTTGATGCCAAAAGCGCAAAGACAGGGAGGCAAGCACAGTTATCGGATATTGAGCTTCTATCAGATAAAGAATTTTATCTCATAGTTGCTCTCAAAGACCAGTTTTTACTTAGTCGTAAACGAGATACATTGGATGCAAAACCAACACCTGTCGATTGAAGAAGTTATAGAAAACGCGATTCGAGAAACATTCTCTGACCAATTAGACTTTATTGGCCAAAACTATCTAGGCCAATCCCTGTATATAACAACCCCCCCCGATAAAGATTATTACAGCCCCGGATTAAAAGCCAACTGGGATACCTTTTACAATCACAAGCCCTTTGTGGATTATGCTAATAATAATATGCCTGCCAGCGTCGCATCTATTGGAGATCAAGGCTGGCTAGGGTGGATGGTGTCAGAGTTTTCAGGCCGAAAAATCCCGGTAATTACCACCTACTATCAAGATGATATGGCAATCACGTTCGTGCCACCCGACAGGTACAGAGAATTAAGAGCATATGCCAGCGAAAGATCGGCTTATCTACTGATCAAGCAGTTGCACTCTGTCCCGCAAATCTAAACAGATAATTAATCGTAATAAATAGGTTTACAAGTGTAACCTCGTATTGATAAGCTCCTTTTGCACTTAAAGGAGCGATACGACGATGACAGCCGAACATATAGCAAGCAACACGCACAACGAACCCCCCATCGATGTCCTTGCAGAGCAGTGGCTCTGCGTCAAAGCACTAATCACTAGCAACATGGCCGAGCTGCGACGCATTGAAGATCGCATGCTCCCTTTTCTCGATCAAAAAGAAGAAGGCACGGTCACTACGCTCACGAAGTTTGGGCGAAAAATCAGCGTAAACAACCGTCTGAATTATAGCCTGGACGGCGCGAAGCTGATGAAGGTGCGGCATCAAATCCCGAAGAACTTACTACCATTGCGAGCTAAAGAAGTTCTGGATGAGACGCGCCTGCGATTCCTGCGGAACAACGAGCCTGATACCTACAAGATCATCGCTCACGCCATTTCTGCCAAGCCTGGCAAAGCAACGATAACAATCAAGGTGAACGAAGATGATTGATTTAAAAAGCATCAAGAAGACACGGGGCATGAAGCCCCCTTCCATGATCGTCTACGGTTCGGCTGGCGTCGGTAAGACGACCTTTGCTGCAATGGCGCCCAACCCCGTCTTCCTACAAACAGAAGCCGGTGAAGGCACCCTTGAGCTGTCAACCTTTCCTCTGTTGAAAAGCTTTCGCGAATGCCTCGAGTCGATCGCTGCATTGATAGAGCACGAGCACGACTATAAAACGCTGGTCGTTGATAGCCTTGATCATCTGGAGCCGTTAGTTTGGAGGGTCGTCTGTGAGCAAAACAACATCGACAGCATCGAGAAGCTTGGCTACGGCAAGGGCTATGTCATGGCCCTGGACCTCTGGCGTGAGTTCCTTGCCGCCATTAACACGCTGCGCGATCGAAAAGGCATGGCCATCATCCTGATCGCTCACACGCACATCCGCAAGTTTGAGAGCCCAGACTCCGACACCTACGATCGATATGAGATCAAGCTGCATCAAAAGGCCTCGGGGCTGATTCAAGAGAGC